GGCAGTGGCCCATGCGCCCGCTGCCGCAATAGTTCCGCATAGTCCTCCAGTGCTTTCTGAATCACAGCTATGCCCAAATGCTCATAATTCGATTCCAGCCCGCTTTTCATTCCCCAGCTCGACACATCCAGGCTCAGCGAATACTGGACTTCGCCTCGCTTCACGCTTTTCTTTCTCTGCTTCATGCCGTGCCCCATTTTCTGCTCTACCCTCGCACTTTCGGCTCTCCGATATGCCCCGCCTCTACTCCGCAGGCCGCATATCCCACAATGTCCGCCCAGCTGTCCATATGCCCTACATTGACGCCGATCCGCGCGATTTTCTGAATCATCTGAATAACCGCCACATCGCTCTTCGTCACCGTCACCGGTATTCCCAGCCGCTCCGTTAGATATGCGCTTATCATTTGCGCAATTGCCTCGAACACACCGTCCGGGGATCCGTACTGCTTCTCCCTATCCTCAAGAATCTGCCCCACACTCTCCAGAAATTCAGCCCTTTTCATCTCTCTTCTTCCCTTTCCGCTGTCAGTTAAACGGCAGTCCTTCATCCTCTACGCCTTCCGGAATGTTCATAAACCCTTCTCCGCTTGCGTCGCTGTTTTTCTTGCCGCTCCCCTGCTGTTTACCCGTCTGGTAATTTCCCTGTCCTTCGCCGCCCGCTCCCTTGCTGTCCGCAAACTCCTGATTGTCTACGACGATATCCGTCGTGTAGACCTTCTGCCCCTCACGGTTTGTATAGCTTCCCGTCTGAATTCTTCCGGAAACAAGCACGCGCTGCCCTTTCTGGAAATACTTGTCCGCAAACTCCGCACCGCGTCCAAAAGCGATGCATCGCAGGAAGTCCGCCGTCTGCTTGCCCTGCTCTTCCTTTCTCCCCCTGCGGTCCACCGCAAGCACATAGCTTGCCACCGCTATCGGCTCTTCGCCCTGCGAGTACCGCAGTTCCGGATCCTGTGTAAGCCGCCCCATCAAAACAACGTAATTCATCCCTTTTCCCCCTCTCAAATCGTGATTATGTTCGCAAAACTCAATACATAGCACGCAAACACCACAACGCCCGCCGCAATGTATGCCATCCGGCACGCGATATCCGCGTTGCGCCTCGCTGCGCACTCTGCTTTCAGCCGCTCCCGAAGCGTTTCGTTCTTGCTCTCCAATTCGCGGCAATACGCCTCTGCCTCAATGAGCTTCACCCTCGTTCTGTTGTCATTCATCTGCTCTTTACCATCCACACACTTTTCTTCCCAGCATCATCACAATCATAGCCATAATCCAGACCGCCAACGCCAACACTTGAGTATCTGTCCATCCTCGCGTATAGGTTGTTCCCCATTTCTGCGGTTCCGTTATCTTCAACTCTGCCTCTTGCATCTTTAGCATGCTCATCATCTCTTCCAACCGCTCTTGTGTCTCAATGGTCTTCCCATACAGATTCACAAGCTCTTCGCGCTGTTTCTTGTTGTCTGCCAGCAAGACCTCAAGCTTTTTCAGGCTCGCCTTGTTTCTTCTCATCAACTCTTCCGTTTGCCTTCTGTCGCCTTCTGTCACTCCCTGCTCCTTTCTCCGGCAGCTCTACCAACGTATATCTCAAATAGCCGTACCCGTAATACTCCGGACTTACGACTCCCGCGCTCACGCTGCGCTTGTCAACGTAATACCCTTTTCTCTCTGTCGGGTCCATGCGGAATGCGTCTCTGCTCGAAATCACGCGCACCGTCGGCTCCGGCCTGTGCAGATTCCTGCTGCAGTTCCATCGCTTTTTCATGAGCGCCCCGTCTGCCTCTGTCCGGTGTGCATCCGTGTATTTGATAAAATACGCCGCCAATCTCCCGTAATTTCCGCTGTCGTCCAGCGGGAAAACCTTTACTCTCGTATGCTGATCACAGGCCTTGTACCATGCCCGCTGTAAAACTTCCGGATCTAGCTTATTGATTACCAGGTGGTGATGCCGAGCGCCCTTGCTGCCCACTTCCATCACATGGATATATTTCAGCTCCTTACCCTGCTTGCGGTACTCTTTCCGGCATTCCCGTAGGAACACTGCAATCTCCTTCTCCATCTGCTCCTTGCTTCTCTCTTCTCTCCCCTTTTCTCTGATATAGTCCAGCACAACGTGATAATCCCCGTAACCGAAATTGGCATTCATGAGAATCCTGAGTTTTCGCTCTGCATTCCCCCGATTCACCTTCTTCTGCTCTTCTCTCGTTGCCTTGACTCTATCCCCTCTCTCAATCCCCTTTCTTCTATACCGGCTTGAATAGTATCTCTCTACCTCGATCGTCATTCCCGCTTTCGTGACTCTCTCCAGATACGGCATATCCTTCCCCCTCTGTGTCGGTATGTTAATACTTTTATCAAGCCTGAATGCGGCTCTCCGCCGCTCCTTTTGCGCCTATTTTATTGCCCGGATTTTTCGCCGGAAAAGCGCCGGCATTGCCGACGCCTCACCGATTATTCAATTCTCGATCTTTTGAAATCTGTCCCGCTCCCGCTTGTTCACTTTCGCGGCTCGCATTTCAGATTACATTTTCGTCCACCACTTTCAGTGTCCGTTTCATGGCGACCATTCCGCCCTTCTCAAAAATCTTTGCCTGCACGCCGTTCGGCAGTTCCAGCGTTGCGGTGCTGATTCTTCCGCCCATCACCGCCCTGCCAAGCACTGTAACGATATCGTCCACGCCGTCCGTCCCCGGAGAATCTTTGAACACCTCATCCCCAAACATATATTCGGCAAGCGCAGCAATGCTCTTGTGCGCCTTCATGATTGCCTCCGCTTCCTGCTCTTTGCGTCCTAATTCTTTCTTCTCGTTCTCCATCTTTACACCCACTCCCTCACATAGCCGCAGAATCCCGATAACTGCATCACAGAATCTTCCGCGCGTCTGATTGCATCCATTGCTGTATCCATATCGGCGGCAAATGCTTCCCGCCCGCTCGGATAGCTGTAGTCCTGAATCTTTCGGATCCTCTCCAGGCGCATACGCATGGCTCCCAACTCCTGCGAAACCGCCTTCCGCTCCCTACGCTCTCTGTCCTCTCGGTTCATGGCATCTTACCTCCCGCTCTTCTGTTTCCTCGTGTATCGACCGCTCCAGCGCGTCCTCTGCCGCATCTATGCCGGCATGAAACGCCTCCGGAACTTCGCCCGCAAGCTCAACGCTGATATTCGCGCGCAGCCGCTCCAGCTTTGTAATCGCCGCTTTTACCTGTCTCTTTCTTGCGTCTCCCGCCATGCCCTCACCTCATCCGGCTGTTACAAACCCAACCCGTGCTCCCGCGAGCAGGAAAACCACAATTCCAAGCATCAGTAGCGTAACCGCCAAAACACCTGTAATGATTTTCATCGTCTCAAGCTCATCTTCAATTCTTGCGCACCTTGCTCTTGCCCTGTCTCTCTGCCGGATTGCCTTCTTCGCTCTTCCCTCGGCTTCGTCCTTCATGTCATAGGCCTTCGCTGTCATTCGCGTCAAAAACTGCTTGCTGCGTTCAGCCCGCATTCTTAGCTCGCGCTCTTCCTCTATCGTTTTCGGCTTGTACGGAATTTCTCCCGCCCCATCTTCCGCACGCTGTTCCCTCTTAATTCTCACAATGGTTAACAGCGGTTCTTTCCCTACTGCTCCCTGCTCTTTGTTTTCTCTTGCTCCGTCTCTTCTCTCCATCTTGTCTGCCCCTCTCTCTGTATCCGCTCCAGTGTCGCGCACATGCCCGCCACCGTTTCCAGTTCCACCGTCAGCTCTTCCAGGCAATTCAGTATTTTGTCCACCTCTGCAAAATCGAATTGCTCCTTCATCTGCTCATACAGCATTGCCAGTACCATTGACATCAATTCCAGCTGTACCGAATACGGCCTTTTCACTCCTTGCCCTCTTTCATCAGCACTTTGGCGAGCTCAATCAGTTGCTTCACGCATTCCCAGGTCTGCCGGAACGTCGTACCTTTTGTCAGCCTGAATGCACATTCTCGGATTGCCACCGCTCGCTTCAAAGACAATCTGCCCCCGACCTCTGCTTGTATTTTCTCCGCAACTTTCACTTCCCACCGGTCCCACGCAGCGTTTTTCTCTGCCTGCAGCCGCTTCACCTCTTCCAGATACCGGGCATTGTTTTTCTCGACCCACTCACGGTTCCATTTGACCGACTGCTCTTCGTCTTGAATGTGGCTTGCCTTTACCCTGCGCAGTCCTTCCGGTGCGCAACTTATCTCTTTCACTTTGAACGCTTCTCGTGTCAAATCGTCCCAGCTTGGCTGTTCTCCCGCTTTCTTTTTCATTCTCTTGCCTCTCGCCTCCGCTCAGTCTCATTTCTGCACCCTCGCAACCTCACCGCCGTAAGCAAGCTCATAGGCCTTCACTTCTTCCTGCGATAATAAGCGCCGATACAGTGCAAAGCCCCACGCTCTTACCATGCCGCCCATGCACTCGCGCTGATAGCCGTAGTCTTCTGTCTCGGCAAGGCCTTTGGAAGGCACGCTTCCCGGACCCGGCGGGCGCTCCATCAAATAGTATTTGTGAAATGTCTGTAATATGACTCCCGCCAGATTTGCCCGTGCAAGTTTCGCCGCCATCAACGGAACCACGCTGTTGCCAATCTTGGCGACCTGTTCCGTTTTCGGATATCGGTTTCCCTCTGCGTCGTGGTCTATTACGTAGCTTTTCGGAAAGCCCTGCGCCAATTTCATCTCTTCCGGCTTTAACATCCGAAAAAGGATATCCCGTATCTGATACGTCTCTCTTTTTCCGTCCATCACGCAACTCACAAGCCCATAGTGTCCGCTCGTTGTTATCGTCCCGATAGGCTCATCAAGTCCCACGCCAATGCTCTGACCGTAGAAGGTCGTAAGAAACCCCGCCGTTCCCGCCGCCGGAGTTTGTTCCGCTCCGTTTGCCTTGTCCATCACACAACTCACCATACCGAACCGGTCTTTTGTCGTGATTGTCGCAATCGGATCCGAAATCTGCTGCCCGCATCCGGTCCCGTAGTATTTGATCAGGAAGGCCGCTACCTCTTCACTGTGATCTTCTCCAAGCGCCCGGGCTTCGATTCCCTGCTCCGGCCTTTCTGCATTTCTTCCGGAAGTGCCTTCCTCGGTCTGAATACCCCCGTTTTCGCACTGTTTCCGCTCCGATTTCTTCTCTACACACACGCTTACAAGCGAATATCGGTTTGACGTGTCAATGGTCTTAATCGGTTCCGTGATTACCTGTCCGCGCGCATCTCCCGCTTTTGTCTCTCCGTGATACTGAATCAGAAACGGTAATGCCTTCTCTTTGTCCAAATAATACGGGTTCGGGTTCTCGACAATGTACTTGCGAATCCCGTTCGCGATTCGTTTCAGCGTCGCTTCCTTAAGCGGACGCTTCCGCGTAAAGATTGACTCTCCCAAATCAGAGAAATCCAAACAGCCCGCAACCGGAACCCACTTTTTCAATCCGCCGCTCCCGTCCTTGCTGTGCGTCGGTTTCGGAAAGACTATCGGCTTGCCGTCGCTCCGTAGTACCGCATACCACCGCTTGCGCGTTGTCGCCGCTCCGTAGTCCGCCGCTACCAGAATGCGGCTTTCGAATGTGAATCCGAGCTCTTGCATCGCCTCCACAAATTCCTGATAGTCCTCGCCGTTCCGCTCTTTGATTCTGTGCCCGTTTTCGTCAAGCGGTCCCCAGTCCTGAATTTCCTCTACATTTTCCATGAGCAGGACTTTCGGCAGCTTCCCCGTGGCCTCTCGAATCTGTATGCACAGCCGATGCACCGCCCACGGCAGCATTCGCAATCCGCGCTCTCTCGGCTGACCGCCCTTTGCCTTGCTATGGCTTGTGCAATCCGGGCTTGCCCACATCACATCTACAACGTCATCCGGCTGCAGATAATTTGCGAGATCAACCTTGAAAACATCCTCTGTTAGATGCAGTGCTTTCGGGTGATTGACAGTGTGCATTCTGATTGCTTCCGGATCATGGTTGATCGCAATGCCCACCTCAACCCCCGCCATCCTAAGGCCTTCGGAAGCACCACCCCCTCCGGCGAAAGCATCAATCGCAATGTGACTCACAGCTCAACCCCCTCTATCCTCTCGAACGCATCTGCGTTGATTATGTAGACCCATCGATTTTCTGTCGTGTGTATCGCATATCCCCACGGGAATACGGCCTGCTGCAGTCCCTTGCTTACGGTTCTCTGATCCACGCCTAAAACCTTTGCCGCATCCGGAACAGTCATCTTTCTGATTGCTCCCCGGCGGCGCGCTCTTGCGTGCTCTTCCGCCGTTTCTTTCACGGGCTTTATCTCCCGCCGCATGAAATAGTCCGCTTCCAGTCCCAGCGCAATTGCCATTTCTCTCTGTACCTTGTCCGGCGGCACTCTGTCCCCAGATAGGTACTGACTGATTGCGCCCCGAGACTTTCCCGTAAGCCCTGCCACTTGCACTTGCTTAAGCTGCAGTTCCTTCATGGCTTGCCTTAGTCTCTGCTCAAACATTGCTTATTCCTCTTAACTTTTCTCCGGTTCCCGCTGCATGGCGTCACAAATCGTTACCCCATAGGTTTTGTCTTCGTTCTCTCGCGCGTCAATCCCCGTGCAATCCTTGAAAATCTTTGCATCAAAGTTCGGCAATGCTTTTATCGCTTCACGCTGCCGCTCCTCCAGTGACTTCCACCAATCATTGACAGCCTTGGTTTTCTCTTCACCGGTTAAGGGCGCGCGCAGGCTTCTGTATACCGTGATATCTGCCTGTCTCGCCTCTTCTACTCGGATCCCCACCTCGACCGCCAGCTTTTGCATGATGCTCTTTGCTTCGCTGCCGTCCCAGTCTTCCTGTGTCCAATCGGACAGTTTGTTGAACATGTAGAGTTTCTGCGGCTCCGTATTAAAGCACCCGCAATTCCCGTCTCCCAGGTTGTAATCTCCCGCATTTCTGTTGCCGCGATTTCCGCAGCCCGTGTTCCAGTCCCCTACGTTCGACACACCTGTGTTCCCGTCTCCTACATTCCGAAAGCCAACGTTCATATCTCCGAAATTACAGCTTCCGGAATTGTTGTTCCCTCTGTTGCTGTCTCCGGAATTGCAGTCACCTACGTTCATATGCCCGCTGTTAAAATCTCCCAGATTCTTTTCTCCGGAGTTTCTGATCCCACAATTCCCCGCATTGTCACGCATGCCTATCATGTCTCATCTTTCTCCCCACTCTGCATCCCACTCCGAATCCAGTGCGTCCGTCCGGATGCAGTCCTTGTCTTCCTGATCTTCGGCAGTCAATTCTTTGGCTTCTGCAAAATAGCGCTTTGCTCTGCGCAAATGTGTCTTCACTTCTCTAAGCTTCCAGATTGCCTTGCCCACATCTTCTTGCCGAATGTCCTTTGCGCTGCTCAATCCATATCCCGCATACATTTCCGCTCGCGCGACAATATCCACGGCTTTTTCGGGAATCAGCCAATCATTGATTGCCACTTCTCCCCGCACCAGCTCACCTACGTTGTAGAGAATCAGGTTGATAAAATGCTCTGTGCTACGCTGCTTCCAGCTGCTCATTGTCATCGCGTTGACTGACATTTCAGCCGCGTATACGCCGGCCTTTTTTGTTTCCGTCATTCCCTTGGCTACGCAAGCGCGGAACTTTTTAAGCGTCTCGCTCTCGTCCGGGTTCTCGCTCTCCCAGCTGACCACCGTAAGAACGTCTCTCTGGATCCATCTGCAAACGGCTTCCGCTTTCATGCTCTGTGCCTTAGTCACCATCATGCAAAGCCCCGGTTCGTCAATTACCGCAACAATTCTGTCTTCCCCTTTGTCGTCGCGAATTGCTTCATACCAAACATCGTCCGGTTCCAGAAAGCCGTTCAGCGTTCGATCATACAGAAAGCCCATCACAGTACACACGTCCTCCAGTAACAGCCAGCGCCTATCCCCAACCGCTACGGTACGGACCTTCCCGAACGGCTTGTTCCGGAAGGTCTTCACCTTTAGCACACGCGCCTCTCCTTTCTTCATTCCGCTCCCTCTGCGCTCACTGTTTCAGCGCTCTCTTCTTTTCTCTCTTCTCCGAGTCCGCGCTTGCCGTCATGTAGCCTTCCATAAAGCCCAGCATCACGCGCTGCGTCGTATCGTCCATCTTTTTCAGCATCTCTAAAATCCGCTCTAACTGCGGTCTCTGCTTGTAGTCCAGAAGCTGTTCCATGGTTGTCTCCTTTCTTGTGTGGTTGATTTACTGGTTTTTAACCGCAAATCCGGTTCATGTCCCCACTTTATGCCTCTTTAACCGGTTTGTCAACCGTTTTATCCTGATTATTTCGGTTATTTCTTCTCCTTGTGGTTGATTTACCATTTTGTCTGTTGTATATTAACGGCATAGGAGGAAAACATATGAACCAAAGACTTAGGGCTTTCCGTGAAAGTCTCCATTTAACGCGCGCCGCCTTCGGCGCACGCCTTGGGTTAAGCGAAGACTCGATCAACAATCTGGAACGCGGGCGAGTCGAACTCAAGGACAGTACGATCAAACTTATCTGTTCCGAGTACCGCATCAGCGAACAATGGTTGCGCACCGGCAAAGGAAACGCCGATGACACTGAGTTCAGCATCGACACGTTCGCCAAAAACCACGGCGCTACCGACTTAGAGCTTCGCATCGTCAAGGCTTTCTTTTCCGTAGATCAGGACACGCGGAATGTGTTCCTGGATAAGTTTCAGCGATTTCTTACGGAAAATGAAAAGCCGCAGGCGGTCACAAAGACCCCTGCGGAAATGACAGAAGATGAGATTCATGCGCACGCGCTCGAAATCGAACGGCAAATGCTTTTAGAAAAAAGAGCCGCGGCAGAATCATCTGCATCGACTCCAGACGTCAAAGAAGCATAATTCAATGACGTCTCAACCCGGTAACGGAGGTCTTATTCATGGATTCTATTCACAAGCGCATCAAAGAGCTGCGTTTAGCACTCAACCTTACCCAAGAGCAATTCGCATCCCGTCTTTTTATCAAGCGCAGCACTATCGCGAATTACGAAATCGGGCGCAATATTCCGTCCGACTCCGTCAAGGCGCTCATTTACAGAGAATTCTCTGTGTCTCAAGATTGGCTTGAACACGGCTTAGGTTCTATGTTCTCTCCGGAACTTTCCGCCGATTTAGATACATTTCTCAAAAACCACGGCGCAACCGAGCTTGAAATATTGCTCGTTAGAGCGATCTTCTCAATCGATCAAGACACGCGGGCAAAATGCCTTTCGCAGATTCAGTCTTTTTTATCACAATCTGACATATTTCAATCTTCTCTTACGAACCTTTTCAACGCTTCAAACTTTGACGCTCGGTGATCCTTATTAATCCCAATGGCATGGAGGCCATCTTATGAATCCCATCTGTGCAAGAATCAAAGAGTTACGTTCGTCACTCAACCTTACTCAAGCTCAATTTGCCACACTGCTTTGCATTCGCCGAGGCGCAATTGCCAACTATGAAGGAGGCCGTAATCCACCTACGGCCTCCGTAAAGGCTCTACTTTACAAAGAGTTCCATGTTTCGCCGGATTGGCTTGAACACGGCATTGGAAACATGTTTTCCACGCCTGCTTCCGATAGCATCGACTTGTTGCTTCGTAATCATTGCGCCTCTGAATTTGAAATATTGCTTATCAAAGCAATATTTTCTGTTGACCGCAGCACTCGCGACAGCTTCCTTGCACAAATTCAACTCTTTCTTATG